TTTGTTTACAAGATTGCCTGTAGCACCACCAACCGTTCCTACATCGGTAGAAAATACTTCTGGCAAAAACGAAAGCCTAGAGATACTGGTCAAACTACAAAACGGCGAAGAGTTACAAGTGAGAGTAACTGGAGAAACTACTATGGAAGTTGTCCAGAACTTAGTGATGATATTAAAAAATATGGACGGGAGTCTTTTACTAGAGAAATCCTCTCCTTACACACCACACCAGGACGAGTCAACTACGAGGAGACCCGCCAGCTCTTCGTTCACGACGTTCTGACGGAGGCACTTGACAATGGGACGCCTACCTACTATAATAGCAATATCCTCGGTCGTTATTACAGGAAGGATTATTTCACCTATGATTTTTGAGACACTTGCAGCATTTTTGATGCCACCCCCACCACCAACTACGGTTGCTGTTGATGCGGTGGAGTACAGAGAGACTTGGAAGTGCCCTGATTGCACCCCGTCAGAGCAGTTTGTTCTGACTGAACTCCAAACACGAACTAAGATTACAGATCGCAATGCTCTTGCTACACTGATGGGCAACATCAAGCAAGAGAGTAAGTTTATTCCTAACATCTGTGAGGGTGGCGCTATTGTTTCATACACGAACTGCCTAAGTGGTGGTTATGGTTTGATTCAATGGACTTCTGCTCACCGCTACAGGGGTCTTGGGACCTTCTGTAATAAGTTTGCTTGTGATCCATCATCACTTTCAGGTCAGGTTCGCTGGATGATTAATGAACCAATCTTCCAACGTGTCTTGCCTGAGTTTGAGGGTCATGGTCAAACCATCTCCCAGTATATGGTTCCTGCTTACTACTGGTTAGGATGGGGAATCAAAGGTAATCGTGAGGTTTATGCTTGGGATTACAGAGATAAAATGGTGTTTTCCTAAACATCTTGGGGTAGCACCCCANATGGGTCAGTAGCTCAGATGGATAGAGCAATTCACTTCTAATGAATTGGTCGGGGGTTCGAGTCCCTCCTGACCCGCCTTGTCGGTATGGCGGAATTGGTAGACGCGCCAGGTTTAGGTTCTGGTGTCTTATGACGTGGAGGTTCAAGTCCTCTTACCGACACTCGCTCGAATAGCTCAGCGGTAGAGCAGCACCTTTACACGGTGAATGTCGGGGGTTCGATCCCCTCTTCGAGCATTACTCATATGAGGTTAAATGCTTACAAATGTTATCTGCAAGATGTAAATTATGCAACAAAGAACTGACAAGCAATAGCAAAGTTCAGTTCTGTGGGTGTCCAAATCAGATGAAGGTTGTGGACGATACCGTGGGAGCAATTGACTTGGGTCAAGTAGTTCTAACGAAACATGACAAAAAGATCAAATATCATGGTATCCTGACACCTGATGACCTAAAATACCAAGAGGAACGACGCCAACGCAAGGTCCGACGTATCACTTTTGAGGAACGCTAATGATTAATCTGGACGCTCGTTATCACGAATATTTACATAGTAATAAATGCTTTACTATTGATGGAGCATGTGAAAAAGTAATCGCCTACGGGTGGACAGATGATGGNNNGACCATTNATGGGTATTATGTCTTGACAAAGAACTATAAACTCCAGTATAATATGAAAGAACAATGTATCTCGATGCAGCAACGCATCGGAGTGTAATCAACCTACTGAATATGAAAATTTTCCTAGACACTGCTGACTACGAAGCAATTGCTGAACGCTATACGACTGGTCTAGTTGATGGTATCACTACAAATCCTACACTAGTTCGCAAGTCTGGTGTAGACTATGTGGAGTTCATTAAAACACTAGCAACTAACTTTGCTTTTGAAAGCATCTCTGCTGAAGTAGAAGGTGACTCCTGCTTTGAGATGCTTACCAATGCTATTAAGTATCGTGATATTGCTGACAACGTTACGATCAAACTACCCCTCACTGTAGAGGGTCTGAAGGCATGTAAAGAACTCACCGCTCAAGGTGTAGAGACTAACGTTACCTTGTGCTTCAGCGCCGCTCAGGCAGTGATGGCAGCGAAAGCAGGTGCCACATACATCTCACCTTTCGTGGGTCGTATGAATGACAACTCCTTCAGTGGTGTTGAACTTGTTCGTGCTATCTCTGGTTTGTATTGTGCTCATGGTGTTCGCACCAAGATCCTTGCTGCCAGTTTGAGAGATGTCCATCACGTCTCGCGTTGTTTCTTATATGGTGCTAACGTATGCACTTTGCCACCTGCTGTATTCGACAAAATGTATAACCATGTGCTGACCGATTCTGGTCTAGCAATTTTTGAAAAAGATTTTAAGGAGATCAATGGTTGAAGTTCCCTTTGCTGAATTTGAAAAAGACTTCGATGCATACATGGATCGCATTGAAGCAGGTGAATCCTTTATAGTTCGCAAACCAGATGGAACTGCTGTTATGGCAGTCCCTGCTGAAGAATATAAAGAACTAGCAGATCAGGTTACTGATTCTGACTGGGAAGATATGATGACAACACATGATGATGCTAGTTAAAAAGTTAATTGCTAAGTATGTCTCTCTAATCCAAAAGATTCCAGAGAGACATTATTGGCCTATCTTCGTGTTCCTGTCTCTATACTTCATCGTTCCGATGAGTGAGATCACAGTTACACTGACAGCAATTCTCTACTTCAAATTTGAAAAGAAGATTCCTCCTGTGGTAAGTAATCTTACCAAGAAATTGCCTAACTGGTTAAGGTTTAGTGGTGGTCTCGTCTTCTTCCTTGTGATGATTGATGATACCTTGTTCTACTTTGCCTTGATTGCTCTAGCATTCTGGAGTAGCAAGCAGGTCAGAAAGAAAACTGACACACCTCCTTTACATGACGCTGAGGAGGTGCTACAATTTGGAAGTAACAAGGAACCTGATGAAACCAACCGTCATTCTTGAGAGATTTCCCTACCGCTACGTTCAGTGCGGTCTTCTGGAAATCAATGGTAGACCTGACTACCGTATTCAAAAATACCATGAGTGGAAAAAGAGATACTTTGACATGTATTTTCTTGACAACCAAATGCAACTAGACACTTGTCTAGAAGATGTAGAGTATACCAAATGGTTAGATCCAGATGGTGTGCCCTGCTATGTCCGTGACACCGTAACAAATTAAGAGGTTATTATGAGCGTAAGATCACAAGTCCAATCTGCTGAAGAAGCACTCCGTCAGGCATTGATCAACGCTCTTGCTGAGGGCGATGAAGAGTTTCTCACTGAACTCTTTACTGAGTATCAAAATGTGTCTGATCTAAACCGAAAGGTCAGTGAAAATTTCAACATTGATCCTAACTTTAGTTTTACACTGTCATCTGATTATCTAAACAACGACCGTGTTGGTGGTGACTTAGATGCTATGGATGATATTGTATTTGCTGCAGGACCAGTCGAAATGCCTGGTGCTTTTGGCAATGATGTCATCTCATTTGATGACTATAAGGGTCGGTAGTATCGTTCTGACTAGTCTCGGAACGACTATAAAAGTGCCCTGGTCGGGATGGGTTTAACGACCCCTCGGGTTTCTAATTTTTCCACAAGAATTAGTGGTGCGGATGGGACTCTCTCCCGCCTGGTTTCTTACTTCCAGTCAAAGAGTAAGTGGTGGTGCCAAACCCCTTCCGTGTGGCTGTTTTCTTGTTTAGCAGTTAAAATAATAAAACAAGTGGCGTGCATGTGCCTCGGGGGTTTGACCACCCCCCTTTTTTATGTCTAATCATATTTAATAAATACTTCTAGCTTAGTATAACTGTCTTCAGGACTAGAAGTATGTCAAAAATTCTTGCGAACCAAATCGCTAATTATGGAGATGATTCTCCAATTGAAATTAAAGAAGGATTGAATATTCCTGTTGGCAAACCACTACAGGCAGCAGGAAATACTGGAGCTTCTGGTCAAGTTCTCGGATCAACTGGTTCTTCTATTGAGTGGATTACTCCTTTCAGTGGTAGTTATAGTGATCTAACAAATCAACCAACTATTCCACCAGCACAGGTAAATTCTGATTGGAATGCTGTTGGAACTGTCGCTGAAATCCTTAACAAACCAGTTATCCCAGCACAATCGAGCGTAACTCTTACTGCTGCTGGCAATTCTACTCTCACATATAATAGTGTGAATGGTGAATTTACCTTCACACCGCCAGATCTCTCTGCTTATCTAACATCATACTCAGAAACTGACCCTATCTTCCTGGCATCACCTGCCTATCAGATTACTAATCAAAATAAAACTGATTGGAGTGCAGCATATTCTTGGGGCAACCATGCTAATGCTGGGTATCTCACATCATACACAGAAACTGACCCTATATTCTCTGCTTCTACTGCTGCTGGCATTTCTCTGCAGCAAGTCACAAACTGGAACAATGCTTATGGTTGGGGCAACCATGCTTCTGTTGGATACTTAACCTCATATACTGAGACAGATCCTGTTTTCCAAGCATCACCAGCTGCTGCTATTACAACTACGAATGTAACTAGTTGGAATACAGCATACACTTGGGGTGATCATGCACAAGTAGGATATCTAACAGATCTTTTAGCGTCATCTATTACTGGACTAAGTGATGTTGCTGTTTCTGGTGTTGTACCTGGGCAGGTTCTTGAATATAACGGCAGTGCCTGGGTAAATGTTGCTCCAAATTTTTTAAGTACTTACACAGAAACTGACACTCTTGATACTGTAACTGCTAGAGGTGCATCAACCAATACAGAATGTACTTTCTTGAACTTGATTGTTAGTGGAAACTTAAATGTTCTTGGTACAACCACTCAAAACAATGTTACTACTCTGAATGTAACAAACAATGAGATTGTTATTAATGAAAACCAAGCATCTGGTGCATTAAATGCCATCATCAGAAACGATAGAGGAAGTGATGCTGATGTAAGTATTCTTTGGGATGAAGTTGCTGACAAGTGGAAATTTACTAACGATGGAACTACTTACTATAGTTTCGCAACAGCATTATCTGACCTCACAAATGACGCTGGATACCTAACATCACTAGGAGCAATTGATGATCTCTCTGATGTTGTCATTTCTGCACCTACTATTGATGAAGTTCTGAAATATAATGGCAGTCAATGGGTCAATTCTCCTACTGCTCTAACTGCTAAAGCTATTATCTCAGATGTTGCTCCATCAAATCCATCAACAGGAGATATGTGGTGGAAGTCTGATGAAGGCACCATGAAGATATGGTATTATGATGGTAATTCATCACAGTGGGTTGATGCTTCTCCTGTTGGTGATCCATTTGAGAACGTATATGCTAGTGTAGCATTCTTCCCTGGAGCAAATGTTAATGAGGGTGGTTTCGCATACTCTCAAGCGACTGGTGCGATGTATTATTCCAACTCTGTAAGTTGGACCAGTCAGAGACTCGTTACTACTAACAGTTCTACTACATCAGACTTTTCTGCACTACTTGCTAACACCCAACTAACATATTCTCTTAGTGCAGTAGATGATCCTGGTGCTAATGATGCTAAGAAAATTTTAAGATTATCAGATTCCGAAGGTGTCACCAGTGATGTAACACTTCATGCAGGAACAGGACTATCAATTATTAGGTCTAACGATGAAATTAGAATTGACAATACTGTAACTGATACTACATATGGTATTTCTGCTGAGCCAGGTGCTGGTGCCAACGCTACATTCAGACTAACTGATAGCGAAAGTGTCATAGATGAGGTTACATTTGCTGGTGCTGATGGTCTGACTGTAGAGCGCACAGATGCTAGCACAATCACATTTAGATCGCCTGATATTTCTGCTCAGTTCTACACTGATGAGGAAGCACAAGATGCTGTTGCTACGATGTTTGCCAACGGCGTACATACAAATATTACATTTACATATGATGATGTCAATAATGCCATTAATGCTTCCGCTACTGGTGACGGAGGTGGCGGTGGTGGAACCACGTATGATCTACTAGGGTCAAACACTACTAGTAATAATGCTATTATCACTCTTCGTGATGCTAATAACAATGATGATAGCATTGAGGTTACTGGTAGTGGTGGTACAACCGTAACATGGGATAGTGCTAATAACAGAATTGCTCTTGGTAGCACAGCACCAGTAAATGCTGACTGGAATGCTACATCTGGACTGGAAGAAATTCTTAACAAACCAACTATTCCACCAGCATATACTCTTCCTATTGCTTCACCCACTGTTCTTGGTGGATTTAAGGTTGGTGCTAATCTAAGCATCGATGTCGATGGTGTATTGAGTTCTAACCCTGGATCATACACACTACCAACAGCAGATGCTACAACTCTTGGTGGTATAAAAGTTGGTTCTGGTCTTTCTATTGATGGTAACGGTGTTCTAACTGCTACTGGTGGTTCTACTGTTCCATCCATTCAAGATCTTTCTGGAACTACAGTATCAATAGGTGCTGATGTGACCACGGATCTAAATATTACAGGTTACAAGGCATATTCGTTATTCAAGATTACTACTGATGCTGAGGCATGGGTGCGAGTGTATGTAGATGATGCGTCAAGAGACGCTGATACTACACGAAGTGAGGGAGAAGATCCTACCCCAGGTAGCGGTGTTATTTCTGAAGTGAGAACATCTGGAGCAGAATCAATTCTAATATCCCCAGG